GCGCGATCCTGGCCGACAAGCCGGCCGACCCGATCATCGCCCAGCCCGACGTGCGCCGCATGCTGCTGACCACCAAGGCGCTGACCGAAGGTGGCCGCCTGCTGGCCGCGCATGCTTACACCCAGCTCGACGCGGCCCAGCATGCCAAGGACGACAAGGCCCGTGCCGACGCCGACACGCTGGTCAGCTTCCTCACCCCCATCGTCAAGGCCTGCCTCACCGAGTGGAGCATCGAGGCCACCTACAACGGCCAGCAGGTGTTCGGCGGCCACGGCTACATCGCCGAGCACGGCATGGAGCAGTACGCCCGCGACGCCCGCATCACCACCTTGTACGAAGGCACCACCGGCATCCAGGCACTGGACCTGATCGGCCGCAAGACCGCCGTCTCGCAGGGCGCCGGCCTGAAGTTGTTCCTGGCCGAGATCGAACAGTTCATTGCCGACAACGCCAGCAACCCGGCCGTGGCCGAGTTCCTGCCGACCTTGGGTGGCAAGGCCAGGGAATGGGGCAAGCTGACCATCGAGGTGCTGCAGCGTGCCGCCGCCAACCCGGAAGAACTGGGTGCGGCCAGCTGGGATTACCTGTTCTACAGCGGCTATGTCGCCGTCGCCTACTGGTGGGCGCGTTCCGTGGTGGCCGCGCAGGCGTCCAGCCATCCGGAAGCCTTCAAGCAGGCCAAGCTGGAAACCGCGCGTTTCTACTACGCCCGCATCCTGCCGCGCACCCTCAGCCATGCCGCAGGCATCGCTGCAGGCGCCGACTCGCTGATGGCAATGGATTCGGTCCGCTTCGGCGACTGATACAAACTGCCACGCAGGACCATAGCCCCTCTCCCGTTCACGGGAGAGGGGTTGGGGTGAGGGCGCTTCTGCTTCTACCCCCTCCGTTGCGCCGAAGGCGGAGCGGAGGGCTGGGGAGGGGTACGCTCCAGGCCAGCTTCGCGGCTCACACGCCCCTCCCACCAAGCCACCGCCACCACCCGCCTTTACACAAATTGTCACGTATCGTGTATAAGCTGTTTTCCCGATGGAGACAGACACTACACCGCGTAGTCTGATCGATACCGGAGCCGGAACTTCCGCTCCGACAGACGGGTTTTCACTACCGCCCTCCCTGCACCAACTCGGCTCCGTGCGACTGTTGTCGCTGGATGCGCATGGACGGGTGCTGGACTGGATCACCTGGCAGGACGCCGCCTGCCTGTATGCCCGCGGTGCCGTGGCCTGGACATTGGGTGACCCCTGCCTGCACGTGCATGGCGCGATCTCGCGCCTGACCGGCCTGCGCAGCGGCATGGACCTGCACCCGATCATCGCCTCGCGCGGCCATGCCCGTTCGCGCGCCATCGATCCCACTCCCAACCTCACCAACACCGCGCTGTTTGCGCGTGACGCACAGCTTTGCCTCTACTGCGGCCAGCACTTCAGCCGCCCGCAGCTGACCCGCGACCATGTGCTGCCGGTGTCCAAGGGCGGCCAGGACACCTGGGAGAACGTGGTCACCGCCTGCTTCCACTGCAACTCGCGCAAGAGCAACCGCACCCCGCAGCAGGCCAACATGCCACTGCTGGCAGTGCCGTACCGGCCCAGCTGGATCGAGCACCTGATCCTGTCCAACCGCAACATACTGGCCGACCAGATGGCCTTCCTGAAGGCCCAACTGCCGCGCAAGGCCCAGCAGCGCGTCGCCTGAAACGGCCACGCCGCGGCTTCGCATTCACGCGGAAACACCGTCCAGGCTGAACAATCGCTTCAGCTTGGGGCAAAACCACGTCATCCGGCATTCACAGGTGTCGCGCTTTGCTTGCCCCACCCTCTCCGGACGGGGAAAATACCGTTTCGAGTGAAACGCGAAGACCATGATCGACTCTGCCAGCTACCCGCGCCTGTCGCGCATCCAGACTCCCGATGACCTGCGCACGTTCGATGAGAGCGAGCTGGCAGCCATCGCCGCTGAGTTGCGCGCCTACCTGATCGAATCCGTGGGCAAGAGCGGCGGTCACTTCGCGGCCGGCCTGGGCGTGATCGAGCTTACCGTCGCCCTGCACTACCTGTATGACACCCCGGTCGACCAGCTGGTGTGGGACGTGGGCCACCAGACCTACCCGCACAAGATCCTCACCGGGCGCCGCGACAGCATCCACACCGTCAAGCAGAAGGACGGCGTTGCCCCCTTCCCCAAGCGCGAGGAAAGCGAGTTCGACACCTTCGGCGTCGGCCACTCCTCGACCTCGATCTCCGCCGCGTTGGGTATGGCCATCGCACGCCAGCGCCAGGGCGATGAGCGCAAGGTGATCGCGGTGATCGGCGACGGCGCGATGACTGCCGGCATGGCCTTCGAAGCGCTGGCCCACGCCGGTGGCATGGACGACGAGCCGAACGTGCTGGTCATCCTCAACGACAACAACATGTCCATCTCCGAAGCCGTCGGTGGACTGACCAAGATGCTGGGCCGGGCAACCGCCAGCCGCACGCTCAATGCGCTGCGCGAGAGTGGCAAGAAGATCCTCGGCGACAAGCGCCACAGCCCCCCTGCCCGCTTCGTGAAGCGCTGGGAAGAACAGTGGAAGGGTATGTTCGTGCCGTCCACCGCCTTCGAGCAGATGGGCTTCCATTACACCGGCCCGATCGATGGCCATGACCTGCCGCTGCTGGTGTCGACCCTCAAGCACCTGAAGGATGCCAAGGGCCCGCACCTGCTGCACATCATGACCACCAAGGGCAAGGGCTACGAGCCGGCCGAAGACGACCAGATCGGCTACCACGCCGTCGGCCCGTTCGATCCCAGCAAGGGCCTGCCGGAAAAGGGCGCGCCCAAGAAGCCGACCTATACCGACATCTTCGGCAACTGGCTGTGTGATGCCGCCGCCGCCGAGCCGCAGTTGCTGGCGATCACCCCGGCCATGCGCGAAGGCTCGGGCCTGGTGCGTTTCAGCAAGGAATACCCGGAACGTTACTTCGACGTCGCCATCGCCGAACAACATGCGGTGACACTGGCCGCCGGCATGGCCACGCAGGGCGCCAAGCCCGTTGTCGCGATTTATTCGACCTTCCTGCAGCGCGCCTACGACCAGTTGGTGCACGACGTCGCCACCCAGGACCTGGACGTACTGTTCGCCATCGACCGCGCCGGCGTGGTCGGCCCGGACGGTGCTACCCACGCAGGCAATCTCGACCTGAGCTACCTGCGCTGCGTGCCGAACATGGTGGTCATGGCCCCAGGCGATGAAGCCGAATGCCGGCAGATGCTCAGCACGGGCCTGCAGTACAAGGGCCCAGCCGCCGTGCGCTACCCACGCGGCACCGGCCCCGGCGCAGCCGTCGGCACCGACCTGTCCACGCTGGAGATCGGCAAGGCACAGCTGCGCGTGCAGGGCAGCCGCCTGGCCATCCTCGCCTTCGGCGCGGCCGTACCCGCGGCGGAGCAGGTAGGCCGCGAGCTGGGCCTGAGCGTGGTCAACATGCGTTTCATCAAGCCGCTGGACAAGGCGATGCTGCTGGAGCTGGCACGCAGCCACGATGGTTTCGTCACCGTAGAGGACAACGTGGTTGCCGGCGGCGCTGGCTCGGGCGTGTCGGAACTGCTCAATGCCGAAGCCGTGCTGATGCCGATGCTGCACCTGGGCTTACCGGACAGCTACCAGCACCATGCCAGCCGCGAAGACCTGCTGGCCGAAGCCGGGATTGACGCCGCCGGCATCCGCGCAGCGATCCTGAAGCGCTGGCCGAAGCTGCAGGACACTACAGCACCGTTGAGCGCCGCTGGCTGAGCCGAGCAAGCAAGAACGCACCAACACGCCCCACTTGCCGATGACTTATCCCGAATCCGATGCCAGCCCTCTGGCATCGGATTTTTTGTGGGAGCGGCGTAGCGCCGTAGCCCGGGTAAGCGCGGCGCACCCGGAAAGCGAATCTCCAACGATCTTTACAGGCTGCGGGTAGTGCCGAGCCATGCTCGGCAGAGGCTTTACCGGGCGCGCCCCATGCCGAGCATGGCTCGGCACTACCGGGTACGCCGTCAACCATCCAGGCAATGCACGAATCAGCCGGCAGGACCGTCGCGACGAAACAACTCCCACTCGTCAACCTCGGTGCCATCCGGCAAATGACAGATGCCGTACTCGGCGCCTTCTGCATTCTTGCGGATCTCAAGCTTTCCGCCCTTCTTCACGCAATGCTCGGACGCTGGGTTGGCCATGCCCACACGCTGCGGAGCAGTTTGACCCTGAGCGTTCCGCCCCGGACTACACGCCATCAGACCGAGCAACAACACAACAGCGATACCGCGGATCCATGAAACAGCCATGTCTCGTCCCAAGGGCTTCGACCCATCGTCAGCGTCCACCACAGGCTAGCAATATCCCACCAAGCCCGCATGCAGGACAAAGGCGCACACCCTGAGGCGGCGCCCTTCCACAACAGCAAGAAGTACACCTGGAAGTACGCGCTGCCCTCTGTCGCAGCGACCAGATCAATGCCGGTACCCGGCGCCGGCCTCAGTCCATCACCACCGTCAGCTCTTCCAGCACTCCCTGGAAGGGATAGGGCACCGCATAGCTCTCATCAACCGGCGAGGTGAATGCCTGCCCGACTCCCAGAGAACCCAACACGGGTGAGCCCAGCCGATCGATGTGCCCGCGCGCCACGCGACGCCCTTTTACATGCATTTCAATCGTGCCGGCAGGGCCATCGTTCTCGCGCTTGAACGACAGCTGCAGCAACGCAGTCCCGGCGGGCGCCGGTTCCGAAGCGCGCAATTGAACGCGCTCGCGGCCGTTGATGTTGTTGCTGAACACCAGGTGGCCCTCGCGCATATACCACGCAAACCCGCCAAGGCGGCTGCCGTAGGCCATCAACATGCCGTCCCCCGTTCCTGCCGCGACCCGTGCATGCGCTTGGACCGAGAAGCTGGACTTCGCCAGACGAGGCAAGGACTTGGTCGGCAGGCGCTGCACCGGCGGGTGGTAGCTGAAGGTCCTTCGATTGCCCGCCACGGTGGGTGCGCCATAGTCGCGGCCCTCCACGTAGTTGGACAATGGATAGACATTGTTCCGGCGCGCCTCTTCGTCGAACACCAGCTTCAGCGCTTCAAGCTTCTCCGGATAGGCGGCTGCCACATCATGGGATTGGCTGAAGTCCTCGGCGAGGTTGTACAACTCCCAACTGTCTGTGTCGAAGCCCTCCGGATACGGCTTTATCCAGGGCGTCATGTGCCGGGCACTTGCGATCCAGCCATCCTGATACAGCGCACGGTTGCCGAGCATTTCAAAGTATTGGGTTCTTGCTGGCGCGCTGCTGCGTTCGCCCCGGAACGTATCGGCAAAGCTGCTGCCATCCAATGCGCGCTGCCCAACCCCGTCCACAAACGCAGGCATCGGCGCATCTGCTACTTCGAGAATTGTCGCTGCAACGTCGTTGACGTGGGCAAAGTCGCGCACGGTACGGCCGGGCGCGGTGATCCTGCCAGGCCAGGAAACCGCCATGGCCACACGCAATCCGCCGAAATGCGAGGCCACCTGCTTCATCCATTGAAACGGCGTGCTCCCAACCCACGCCCAGGCTGACGAATAGTCGTTGAAATGCAGCGGGCCACCCAGTTCATCAAGGTGCTCAAGCTGCGCCTCGGCCCCGCTGGCGGCATCCATGTAACCGTGAATGCCCTCCATACCACTGGCGCCATTGTCACCTGCAACATAGAACACGACCGTATTGCTGGCGGGATCATCAGCGGCCGCCTCATTCAACAGCCGGCTGATTTCATGGTCCGTATGCGCGAGATAGGCTGCGAACACTTCCATCTGCCGTGCAAACACCTTGCGCTGGGCCTCATCAAGCGAGCTCCAGGCAGGTATTTCCGGTGGCCGCGGCGTCAATACAGCATCCACCGGTACGATCCCAAGCGTCTTCTGGCGCGCGAAGATTTCTTCCCGCAACGCGTCCCAGCCCTGATCGAATCGCCCCTTGTATTTCTCTATCCACTCCTTGGGCACATGGTGCGGGGCATGCACTGCTCCGGTGGCCAGATAGAGGAAATAAGGCTTCTGCGGTGCGACGGATCGGTGCGTTCTCAGCCACTGGATGGCATCGTCGACGAAGTCGGCGGTCAGGTGATAGCTGCTTCCCTGCCGACGGTCCGCTTCCACCGGTGTGGTGTTGCGATAGAGGCTGGCCGGCTCCCAGTGGTTGTCACCACCGTGGTTCATGATGCCGTAGAAATAATCGAACCCCAGCCCGGTCGGCCAACGATCGAATGGACCGGCGGGTGAAACCTCCCACTCCGGCGTGTTGTGCCATTTCCCTATTGCTGCAGTGCTGTATCCGGCATGCGACAACACCTTCGCGATGGGCGCGGCATCCGCCTTCCAGACCGCGTCATAGCCGGGCGTGCCCGTCGCCCAGTCGGCAACCCGGCCAAAGCCTACTGCGTGGTGATTGCGGCCGGAAAGCAGCGACGCGCGTGTCGGCGAGCACATGCCGGTGGTGTTGAAATTGGTGAAGCGCAGTCCGCCGCGTGCCACGCTGTCAAATGCCGGCATCTGCGCCAATCCGCCGAAGCCGGCAGGGTCACTGAAGCCGACATCGTCCAGCAGGAGAACAATGATGTTGGGACGACTCCCAGAAGGCTTTTCCTGCGCCCACCCCGAAGCACCCGCAGTACAAGCCAACAGCATGGCCGCAGCCACCAGCCCCACCCTAGACACCAGCCAACGCTTGTTCCCCATCCCTAAACGCCCCAAAACGCAGTTGCTGCCAACTTGCCCTCGAAGAACGACCATAACAAGGCAGCTTCTGTAGCTTCAGTGACTAGCAACGCCTTGCGGCGCCTTGGCGCGCAGAAGCTGCTCGGCTTCCCGTTGATTTGATCCAGGTATTACTGGTGGTCCCCGGCAAACCAGCCCGGGCAGATCCGCGAAGCCGAAAAAGTTCACGAAGCGCCAGATCGGCACGACGTTGAAGCAGGTTGAGGCCGGAAAACGGAGCAAGGATGTCTGCCGTGAGCTGGGCGTTTCCATGCGACTTACTTCATGTGGAGGAGCAAGTGCAGCGGCATGGACGCCTGCCAGACTGGACTTTGTGCCTGGAGCTCGATCACACAACGGCGCAGGGGTAACGCCGCACTTCCAGGTTTGTAACCCATCCGGCAGCCGCTAAGATTCATCCTCTGCCGAAGGAAAAGAACATGCCCCAAGACAGCCTGCTCCACGACATGTTGATCACCTTGGACAGACTCATCACCGTCTTCTCTTCAGCCACCCCGGATGAGAAAGCCTGGCGCGAAGCGATCATCGAAATGCGTGAGATCCGCGCCTCATTGGCAGGATCTCCAGCATTGGAGAGATTCGTCGGCAAGCGCATAAGGCAGTCCCTCGATATCCGCGGTTTGAGCCTCAGCAACGGCCCCGCCACGCGCGCCCTCCTAGGCCCTACCCTCGCCACCAACCTGACGCTGGCCAGGCAAGTGGTGGAAGGCTACCTGGGCAAGCGCTGAGGAACGAAGCAGCCTTCCACCCCAGCCTGCCGGCAGCCGACCAGGCAGAAATCAGGTGCGGAACTACCTCAATGCTTTGCGGCGATGCAGCTGCGGTCTTCGCGGCTTGGTCGCGGCGAGCAAGCTGGGACCGACATCCCTCTCCGCCAGGGATCAAGGTTGTCCTTGCTTTCAGCTCGCAGGGCAGCCCTTTGTTTGACTTACTACGATCCCCCCATACCCGACAGAGAAATCATCGATGTCCGACCTTCCTCCTCTTCCCACTCTCACGCTCGGACGCTATCGCCATTTCAAAGGCGGCGAATACGAGGTGATCGGCCTCGCCCGGAGCAGCGAAACATTGGAAGCAGTGGTGCTATACAAGCCCCTGTATGGCGACCGGGGCCTGTGGGTCAGGCCATATGCCATGTTCGTTGAACAGGTCACCGTCGAAGGCGTGTCTCAGCCAAGGTTCGCTTACCAAGGCTGACGGCTCCATGCGCCACGGCGCAGGAAGCAAACCACGTGCACAACGAAAAAGGGCCTGCGCGACGAAGCGCAAGCCCTTGTTCGTACTGCAGTAGTGGTCGGGACGGCCGGATTTGAACCGACGACCCTCTGCCCCCCAGGCATCTGCAATGACCACAGCAAGCTGTTGAAATATCTAGGAAAGATGGGGTGGCTGCACTGTTCCAAAAGCCTCGACCACGGCCTTTAAGTATCAACGAGTTAGGTGGCGATAGGGTGCACGCTACACCGCCTCTTCCGGGTGCCAGCGCGCCGCCATTGCCTGGAACTTGGGAGCCTATCGCCGCCTGTCGGCGGCGGCCTGATCCACGCAGTCACACTGCCGATGCGTAAAGCGCCTATGGTGGGTACTCAAGCGCACTTTCGCGCAGGGATATCTCATGAACCACGATGACGCAAAAGCCGACTTGGATGACTTCGCGGCTGAAATGATGGCGTCCACTCATTCTTGGAACTACTCTAAACGACTGGATACACTGCGGTCCTTAGAAATCCTTGCTAAAAGAGCCTTACGCTCAATTGCCGGACTTCCCAACGAAGCTGAACGCCGAAATGCCATAGAGGCTGTGCTTGACAGAATCAAGAGCATGCTCTCCGCGACTGAACAGCTTGAGGCGCTGCAAGAAAATTACAGGCACTGACGGACCCGCGCCACATACCCGTCTCCTATCATCCTGTGGTGCCTCGTGATGGAACCGCAGGTCGCCACAAAGCGCAGAATCCCGCGCAAAAGTAGCTCGTTACGCAGCTACCGCGCCCAATGACTGGGTGAGGATGTACAACATGAAATATCAAAGAGATAGGGACTTCGTCGATGTAGTCGGCGAGGTGGCGTACTGGCGGGATCGCTTTACTCATGGAACCTTCGCCGCCGGCTCTTTCGATAACGACTGCGTGCCAGTGATAAAACAGGCTTGTGATATCTTCCTGCGGAGTCCAAATGGTTCCGTGGAGTCATGGCTCCAAGTGCTATGTGCGAGCAGTTCGCCAATCATTTCGAGATTCAATAGAGAGATCACAAGGCAAGTGGCCCAACTCTGCTGGCTCCGCCTGAACGAAACCAATTAGGCAGCGCCCTATTTATTCTCGCAACCGCAATAGCACGCTCCGCTAACAGATCAAAGCGCAACCTTCATTTGCGGTGACCTCACCGCGATGGAGCAAAAGATGACTAGCAACACCCCGAGCACCAATACCCCGGGCCAGCATGAGCACGATGAGAAGCGCGCACCCAGCATGCCCCAGCAGAACGATAACGCCGGCAAGGATGCCGATGCTAAGGAAGGCAAACCCCAGGATGAGGGTAAAAACCAGCAGAAGTAACAGCCTCCGCTGGTAATTGAAGGAGGGCTGCGTCTGAACACGCAGCCGCTCCCAATGGGATGGTTAGTGAGCAACGTGACAAAAGCAAAAGCCCTGATGGCGCAAATCACCCATCAGCTGCGACCCTCTGAATCAACAACGATGGGGCCGTGTAAGAGTTGCGGAAGGAGTAGTCCTGGGGGCCAAGTGTGCGCCGAATGCCTTTGCATTCAACTGGGAACCTTGATCAATAACAAAGGTGCAGTGATGCGATGGTCGCACTCTACCAAGGTGGCCTTGGAAGACGTGGCCTTGATCCTAACGTATGCCGCTCGAACCTAAATCGTAGTTACCGACATGCGCCTCCAACCTCTGTTCCACCGCATTACGCGGGTGCGCCCCCGCCAGCAGGCTGTTGTGGGGACGCATGGCGTCGGCGACCACGATGCCGTGGAGCATCAGGTCCACGGCAACCAGGGACATAGATCTGGGGGATACGGAACACGGGGATCTTCCATGCGGCCGCCATTGTATGGAGATGGCCGGATCAAGATGAGCCTTTCGGGCGTCAGCCACTGCAGAGGGGGAATCAGCGGCCCGGCTACGGCATACGGGGGGGGGTAGATGCCGCGATCAGATTGGAGCCAATCGGCATCTCATTAGGCTGCGACTTGCGGCCTGGTTGCACGCAAAACTTGAGGCCTGACCAACCACGCTGAATTGGAAAAATGAGACTTCGAGCGTCGGCTTAACACATCGGTCAGGCTCGGGGGCCTACCGTGCAAAAACAGGGGCAGGATGCACCGGAGGGCGTATGGGATACAGCGCGCAATATCTGACCAATGACGAGTGGATGAAGCTCCACGCTGCTTACAAGGCCCACGGAAGCGGCCCGGATTTCTGGGGTGTCTATCAGGAGCTCCAGACGCAGGCGATGCGACGTACAGGTGACTCGCACATCAAGGTCGCCAATGAAATGGCCCGCCTGGCAGCAAAACTGGGGGCCACCCGCAAGGCCATTTTCGTTTAACTGCCAGATGCTTCGCATCCAACAAGAAAGGCCTACCAATTTCTGGTGAGATTGGTTGGCCCTAGGTAAGCCGGGAAGGCCTCACCCGTCAGCTGCAGCCGCTTTCAAAAGAATGGCGCCCTCGCCGCAGCAGCTAACTGGAGAGAGCATTGCATGACTTGTGCAACGCGGCTGTCGTGGAGTGTGAAGGCGAAGTGAAGCGACATAGATCATGATCCGCAGCGCGATCGCGCTCCAACAGCGCAACGCCAAAAGGTCTATGGTGGGATCGAAACTTCCCTTCCAGCGACTTTGGCGGAACCTAGTGGACTACGACGACGTTCGAGCAGAGATGGATGATCTCGCGCTTTCAATGGCCACCACCAAGAGCTCCCAGACTAACTCTGCGAGACTAGAGCAACTGAAGCAACTGGCTATTTTGGGTCGGCGGGCCATAACGGCAGCACAAGGGTCTGACAAAGCAGCCGAGCGTCAGCGAAGCGTTGAAACGCTGCTGATGCGCATGGGCAACATGATGGCAGAGGCCTCACGATTGGACGATGTTCGGCGTGCAGGAGATTGAACGCCTAGCGCCCTGTCGTCCACATTCCGGCAAGCACTTGCTCAAGGGTCAAGCCGCAATTTTGTGCTCGTAGTATGGGTGCCGTCTCGTCATCGAAGACGAGCCGGCCATCATTGAGATGTTCGCCCTATGGCTGGTGAAGCTCGGCGTAGCGCCGGAGGGCAGCCTGCAGGGGTTCGTTTAGAGGCCAGCTGCCGCCAGCCTCTGTTCCACGGCATCCAGCCTGTGGGCCATTCCCCTGGCGATGAACGCCAGGAGCTCGTCCATGCGGAAGCTGTAGCGGTCGCCTGCCGGCCGGTATGCCTGCGCAATCTCACCCTCTTCGCCAATTACCTCGGGCAATTCCTCCCACTCGTCGTAGCAGATGAAGCCGTAGGCGAACGGGTCCAGCCCATGCGATTCGAGGATGGCAATCGCCCGCTGCACGGTCATGCCGATGTGCTGACGGGCCGCGCCGCCCTTCTCGGCAATCATCGCCAGCCACTGGTACACCCCGATCTCACGCCCCAGCTCTGCCGCCGCTGCCAGCTCGGCAGGAGTGAACGGACGAACCGGCGTCTTCTCGCGCGCGTCTGAGGTGTTGATCGTGCCAGTGGCTGCGCAAACCGTTGACCAGCGCCTGCTTGCCAAGCCACATGACTGCGTCGAGTCCGCCCCTGGGTGCAGATTGTGCAGCGTGTCCATTTCAAGCACGTTGACGGGCGTAGTCTCACCAAGCCGGGTTGCTCGGAATAT